ATAAAGAGTGTTATATAATCCGCAAAACGAAACGTTTCGCCATTCCAGAACGAGCCGTCTATTTTCTTAAAACGAAACGTACCGCTGGGGGTACTCCCCCACCCCAAAATTTTTCGACCGGCTTACGCCGGTATTCACATAATGCAAGAACGGAGTCCGGACACCATCCGAACCCCGTTCTTTTCGCGCTTCGCGTTACGCAGCCTCGCTCAACGCCTTATACGCAGCCACGCTTTGCGCCCTCACGAGTTTGCCGCGGAAGGCCAGACGCGAGCCGATATTCGCATTCGTATACGAAGCAACGTTATTCGCACTCGCATTCGACACACCGCCAACCGCATGCGCATAGCTGCACCCGCGATAGACCACACGGACCGTGGATGTGCTTATCCAGTACATGTCCGAATAGTATGTACTCGACGATCCGCTCATCGAGCCTACCGGCACTACCGCCATCAGCCTTCCATGAGCCACCGCCGTTATCCAGTTACCACTATTCGTCGTGCCCTTTATCATGATCGTGCTGCCGTCGGGCATCCAAATGCGCCACTTGCCCTCATTGCCACTCGTGTTCGGCAAGTCCACACCATCCATCATGTCATACTTGTGTCCGTAGATGTCCTCATAGCCAAGGCAGCAGATATTGTTCACCTGCGTCACCTTTGCAGCACCATACTCATCCTTGTCTACATACCAGGCATATTGGTGCACTCTGTTCTCATCCACCAGACTGTTTGTAACATTCGGGTTGATTGCCTTTGCGCCCTCATAGCCTATGGTGTCCTGCATGCCTCTCGACATCGTGCCGCCAGTCGTGCGCATATTCGTATGCGAGCCAGCGCCACACTGCTCCTGCATGTTTCTCCTGCCATACTTCGCGTATGCAAGGTTCGCAATGCGGAAGTGCATCAGAGCGTCAATCTGCTGCATACCTCGCTGCACGCTGTAATAATGGAAGTCCGTCCATGTCATACTTGCAGTGGTACTGCCGCCGGTTATGCAGGCACGCAGCTTGCTGCCCACAACAGAACTGCCCACAACAGCACACAGATGCTCCTCGTTGGCAAACCATTCAGGCTCCATATCCTCTATCTTGCTGCTGTTGGATAGCACCACCTTGTCAAACTCGGCTGTGTTCAATATAGAGAAGTACAAAGTCTTGGCTCCCTCCGGCACATCGCTGATGAGATACATGCCTGCCTCAAATCTGTTTCCCAACGTTGGCACCACGATGCTCTTCACCACATTGCCGTTCACGTCGGCAAATGCGCTGCCCACAAGGTTCGTGCCTGGCACACTCGGCCAACGAACACGCTTGTGCTTCGACACATCCACCACGCACACCGAATAAGAACTGTCCGTACTCATAGCATTTGCTATGGTGTCTCTGCCACTCATCACTTTCCTGCCTTTGGTGTAACCGCCCTGCACCGCCTTGATGTCTTCAAGCGTCAATACGTCCACATTCGGCACAGCCGGCATGTGATCCTTGTCCTTCGAGCTGTAGCAGCTGTAGTCCTTGCTGTTCAAGAAGTCATTGATACCCTTGCTCCAGAAGAAAGGCTCGTGCATCATCAGGTCACCCTCGCTGCCGTCAAGTTTGGCAGGGGTTCCGTCGGCATACTTGGTGCTGTCCTTATCGTCAAGCTCCAAGTAAGTCATCTCGCCGTCAAGATTGTTCACCACGGTATCGACATTCGCCATGTTCACGTTCCTCGTGGTCGCCTTCTTTGTCACCTTCGCCAGCACTCTGTGGCGGTTCTTCAGTATCGCAGCCACATGGCCGCTTGGCTTGTAGTCGTTGCCGTACTTATAGCCCGTGCCGTTATCCAGGTTCGAGAGATTTGCATCGTCTGCCACGCTCTCGTCGCTCTCCAGCATTGTATATTCAGGCTGCTCGATGTTCAACTCCGGGTAGTGCTCGATGTATGCAGCATAGGTCTCATCATCAACGTAACGAGTCAGCCGGTATGTACCCACCAGTCGGCAGCTCTCCACATTGCCGCCATTCTCGTCCACACCGCCCGTCTGCATCAGTGAGGCCAGCAGGCTGCCGTCGCCTTCCATGTCGATGCCGGTCACACGCAGATACTTCACGTTTCCGCACCTTGCGTGCAGCGTCTGCCAGTCCACCCCAGGGCAATTGTCAACCACAAGCCTGTTGATGTTGCTTGTGCCCTCAAGCGTCAGACCGCTGGTCGTCAGTTTGCCCAGATAGCGCAGTTCCAGTGTCTGCAACGTTGCCGGAAGCGTTACGCTCGTCAGCGGAGCACCCTGTGCGAAGTTCACGCCGGTCAGGGCTGTCTTGCCTGCCTTCAGTGTCTCCAGCTTCGTGTTGTTGCTCAAGTCTATGCCAGTGAAGCTACCTGACTTCAAGCCGGTCATATTCAGTGTACGCAAGTTTCGGCAGCCGTTCACCAGCAATGCGTTCAGCGTTGTCTGTGTCTGGCCGCAGCTCACGTCAAGCGTCCTCAGGGCGGAACAGTTGTTCAAGTTCAGAGTCTGGAGTATGGCATGGCTCACGTCCGTCAGGTCAAGCCCCATGATGCGGCTCGCACCGTAGATGTATTGCGGGTCATTCACGATGAGGTCCGTGTCAAGCGTCAGTTCCACCTGACTTCCCGTGTCCTCAGCAAGCACTGCGCTTTCGTGCGGAGTACCGCTCGTGTAGCCGTACCCGAAGAAATACCTCTCGCTCGCCGTGATTCTTATCTTCCGGTTGTCACTTCCGAACTTATAGCCGAAGTAGGCTGCGAAACTGTCCTTTCTGTATGTACCGCACACATACTGGCTGTCCAGCAATGCAAAGCGGTTCTGGATGGTATAGGTGCGGTGCGCATATCGGCTGCCCTGGAGTGCATAGAGATAGTCATAGTAACTCGTAGTGCCGTCAGCCGTCGTCACACCCTCCGTCAGCGGTTTGATGTACTTGTAGATGCCGTCCTTGTTGTAGATGCGCTCACACCAGTTGCCCATCATCTCCTCATTGAACACCTTCAGCACATACTCCAGCGACATCGTGCTTCGCAGCTTGTCTGCCACCTCCCTCAGTTTGTCCGGACAGCCTCTCACAAGTTCCCACAGCACGGAGTCATGTCCTGCAAACGCATACGAGCCGATGCTCTCGTCCACCGTCTCCCACGTTATCGTGTAGTCGTATTTCAGAACCGAGTCGTTGCGCTCACCGAACACCGTGTCCATGTCGTATGGGATGAAATACCATATCTTGCCGTCCCACGTCACGAGCATCATGTTCTTCGCGCGGTTGTCCACAGCCATGAAGTAGTCCGTTATCAGATACCATGCAAATGGCGAGTCGTTGCCGAAGTATTCCGCATATTCGTTCAGGAATTTCGTCGGGTTGCCCTTGCACGAGTATATCCACTCCCAAAGGCGCTTCACTGCCGCCTTGTCGTCCTCATGCGCCGTCGCCCATGTGTCGTCGGCCTTGAAGCGGAACTCCAGAGCGTCGTCAAACGTGTCCATGTTGCTCGTACCAAACAGACATAATGTCTCCGAGTTGTTCAGGAACTCCAGGCAGATACACTTGTTGCGCTCGCCCTTCAGTGCAGCCTCGTCATTGAAGCCCTCAATACCCTCAAAGCCGTAGATGATGCCGCTGCCGCTCTTCTCGTTGTTGAAGTTGTACTTGCCAAGATACACGTTCTCACCCGTGCCGTTATTGTCGTAGAACAAATCTATCGGGAAACCGTCCACGCCGATTCTCACATCATAGTTGCCCTTGTAGGCCATTTGTGGCGGAGTCAGCCAGCCGCATCTCTTCCAGATGTCGTTCACGATTCTCACCGCACCCGTATTGTGCGTAGATGAAGAATCTGAGAAGTCCGCCTTCAGACAGAATATGTCTATCGGTCTTGCACCTGGTTTGAACGAATATTTGAAGTCCGCTACCTCCACACCGTTCACATACAGCTTAGTGCCGTACTTCGTCGAGCGACTGAAGTAGATGCGGTAGTTCTTTCTCGGGTAGGTCGTCGATGATGTCCCCTGTATGCGCAGACCGCACTGGTAGATGATGAAGTCATACTCCTTGCCGTAGGCCGAATAGAAGTATATATCGACCGGCACCTCGAACTTCTTGTTGTTCGTCTGGTTCACTAAGTTAACGTCGCCCACGATGCGCATCACGCTCTTGCCCATCGCCCTCAGCTTGTCTATATCGACATCAGTGCCCTCGTCGTCCATCACCTGGTTCTTCTCGAACAGAAACACCATCTCATCGCTCGTCGGGCGGTCCACCATGTAGTTGGCAAGTTCCTCGTCATCGCCCAATGCACGGTTGTATATGCGCAGGTTCCTTACCTCCACGTCCGCGCTCTCACTCGTTATCCTGATGTTGGCCGGCTCGTCCTGCAGAAGGCTGTCTGTCGGGGCGTACTGCTTTGCACCGCTCAATATGCCGTTCACATACAGTTCCATCAGCCGGTTGCCCTTCTTCTCCTGGACCACGAAGGCTATCTTCAGTGTCATGCCGCTCGCGAACTTCGTGCCCACTTCCGAGCCTGCGCCCGTGCGCATCAGCGCCTCCTGCGTGGTCAGTCTGAAACCGACATTGCCGGCCATACAGTCCACCACCGTGCCCTTGCGGTCGGTCACATTGGTGCAGGTCAGTTCCATCTCGTAAGTCGCACCAGTGGTCGTAGCATCGTTGCCGAATGGTTTGCAGCCTATCTCGATGTTCGCGCCGTTCGTCAGTTTCAGCGCGTCACCCGTCCAGCCGTTGCTCTGCCAGTCAAAGCCTTCAAACGCCGTTTGAACGTCGTTATAACGCCATTCCGCAGGACTGCTCTCCGCATTGCTCCTGCCCGCTGCCGTCAGCTTCAGCACCAGTCCCGATGTCGCCTCGCCAAGGTCGATGCCGCTCTCCGTCACGTTCACATTGAACTTGTATTCGGTCGTGCCGCACTTCAGCACCATCGCAACCGCGCCTTTCTCCAGGAAACGGTTCGTGTAGGTCTGCACCGTTCTCGGCACGCTCACCGTTTGTGTCCTTATGCCGTCCCTCCACACGCTCATGCTTGCAGGGGTCGCTGTCGGGTCATACGCCACGAAGTCGAACAACACCTGCTCATACTGGCCTGTGTCGATAGTCGGGGTGAGATGGTCTGCCGTAAAGACGCGCCCGTCCTTGAAGGTTATCTTGGTTCCTATATATGGAGCGCTGCTGCCGGTCTTCAATATATCGAAATAGATGCTCTCGCTCTTCAGTGTCAGTTCCTCGCTTGCCTTCATCTCGGCCACCATCTGCACGGTATGCCTGCCGACAGCAAGCCCGGACATGGAGAGCGTAAAACTACCGTTGGTCGTACCGCTCCTCGTGACAGAAACGGAATCTTTCTGTATGCCATCCACATAGAGGGTGACGGTCTTTGTACCGCTTCCGCTTACGGCATAGGGTATGCCCACATTCTCGCTCACGCCATAGCCACCCTTTGCAATGCACTCGGCAATATTGAAACCGCTCGTCAGTGCAAGCGTCACCGCCTTCACGCTTACATAGCTCTGCTTGGTCTGCGTCTTGCCTGTGGTCGGATCGGTGGTGGTGGCCTTCACATAGATGTCAGTCGTGCCCAAAAGGAGGTATTTCGTCAGGTCCAGCGTATAGGTGCCCTTGCTCACGTCCTGCTGCGTATCGGAATACATCAGCGTCGCGCCGCGTTTCATCTGTATCTCCACCGTGGCTTTCTGCCCCGTCGATGTCCCCTTCTCGTCACCGCTGCTGTACTGGTGGTCGTAGAACCATGTGAGTGTGGCCTTGTCGCCTTCCTTGATGACGGACTTGTCTGTTTCTGCCGTCAACACGATTTTGGTGGTGGAGGTTTCTCCGCCACCGCCGCCTTTTCCTGCCGGTATGTCCAGACCTACGACCTCCGCACCACTCTTGTTGGTCAGCGTCACACGCACGGTGCTCTCGTCATCGCTCAGTTCGGCACTGCCGCCGAATATGGTGTTGGCTTCGACCTCTGCAAGTTTGGCGGCCACGGCCGCGTTCTGCACCGGATTGGTGGAGTTCGTGTTCAGGCTCTCGTCCACCTCTGTCTCGTTGATGGTGAGGTTCACGTTGCCCGCGCTGTCAAGCGTCTGTTTCTTTCCGTTTACAGAAATGCTCTTCACGTTGCCCGCACCGCCGAAGTCCTCCCAGCTCGCCACCTGTTCCCAACTGTCAAGGCTCGTGCCGATGAACTGTTTGGTCTCCCACTTGCCCTGTGCCGTCTCGTAGGTGATGCAGCGTCCCTTGGCACGTTTCTTCTCCTCCACGGCAACAATGGCGGTCGCCAATGTGTAGTAACCACTCTCAAGCGGGATTTCCTCTGTCACGTTGCAGGTGTTTCCGCCACTGCCGCCTGTGGCATATTCCTGCCATTTCTCCGCATCATGGAGGTCGTTGTCGGGGTCACCGGTGAACTGCCAGGACTCCCAGCCGTCCGCACTTCTGAATATCATCACGCAGCCGGTGGTGAACACTTTCTCCCCACCGGTGCTCTCGTTGCCGGCAATGGTCTCCAACGCTTCAGACCAGTCACTGAATATGCGGTCGGCATCACCGATAAGGCTGTTCACCAGCACCACCGGGTGGGTGTTGGCCGCTGCGATGGCATCATTCAGCTTTGCCGTGGCCGCATCGGCAAGCATGGCCGAACTGTTGGCCGTGAGTGCCGCGCCGGAAGCCACATCTGCCGCGTCTTTGGCCTGCTGTGCCGCAGTTCCGGCCGCTCTCGATGATGCGTCCGCTGTGGCGGCGGCTGCGTTTGCTCTCTTGGCCGCGTCTTCCGCAGGTTTCGCAAGCAGGGACACAGGCACACGGACAACCTTCTCACCCTGCATGGCCGGGAGTGAGTTCACGCTGTCAAGTGAGGTGGCGGTTTCCAGTTCGTCCACGCTCTGACTGTCTGTCTTTATCTGGTTCAGGACTTCCTGAACGACGGTCTTCTTCTCCTCGTCTGTCATATCATTCGTTGTTAGGGTTATTATCCAACTGCTCGTTCAGTCCGTCTATGAAGCCGGGAACGCAAAGACGCTCGGCGACGACGCGCACAAGTTTCACCTCGTCATCGGTGTAGTCCGCCTCCCCCTCACTCTCGTATATCTTCAGGGCGAGGGCGTGCGCCTTGATGCCGTTCACGTTGTTGTATATCATGTCCGCGAAGGTCTCGCGAACGTCCATCGGCCGCGCCTCCTTGTGGCTGACCGACAGGTAAACATTGAAATGCTGAAAGTCTATCCTTCTCATCGTATATCTGTTTTTAGCTTGAATGATTCAATATCTGGTAGCGGAAGCCGTCCACCTTGCTGATGAGCACTGTCACACTGTCCCCTTCTGCCATCTTGTAATTCGTGAGGTTCTCATTGTGGTCGTAGATGCCGTCCAACGTTATAGGTAACGACCCGGCTCGTACACGGAATGTCACAATTGTGGCAAAATCCTCGGGCAATTCACTCAGTCCGAACTTCTCAGCGACTGAGGATTCGCTTGGAAGCGTAACCTCCACCCCGGAGGATTTGTCTTTTTTGAAATACATCAGTATGATGTTCGCTTGAGAGAAATCTATCGTATATGTACTGCTGTTCGGGTCAAATGTCAGTATCTTGGCCTTGGTATTCACAAAGGAGGGGGCCATCAATGCTGCATTGGACCAGATACCGTAGTTCTTTGTTCCGCCTGAAACATGAATGAACAGACCATAGTTCGCCTGGTCAAATCCATAGTTCCCGTATGTGTTCGGATGCTCGTTCACAATACGCCCGGTGGCGGTAAATGCACCGCCTGCAGTTCCAGGTATCACATCATTTCCGAACATCACATAACCGCTGTTCCCACCCACACGGAAGAAGTTGCTGTATATAGCAAGGGAACCGCCATCTCCGCTCTGCGTGGCTTCTGCGCCTATGCGTCCATTACCAATGGTAAAGCCACCTATAGTGCCCTTGTAAGATTCTATTTCGCCAATAAACTTGCCATTCTTTGCTTCGATGCTGCCATCTTCCAATATTTTGAAATTCTCATTGGCGGTCACAAGTCCCTCCAACTGTATGTTGGCGGCCTTTATCTTCACGCCGTCCTGTCCCGCACCGACAAAGGATTTCAAATTGCCGTCCCCGTCGATGGCGTACAGGCCCGACACCTTGGAGGTGGTGATAAGCCCTGTCTCCTCCAGCATATTCTCGTCCTTGTCGAACACGGCAGCGGAGATTTTCACAAGCCGCTCGCTCTGCTCGAACAATGTGCGGTAGCGGTGCGTCAGCGCCTCGTACTTGTCGGTGCTGAGCACCAGCATGTACATGTAGATGTCTCCGTCAAACTCCAGACGGAAGTCGCCCGTACCGTTCCACAGGCCGTTTCCGGTATATTGCACATAGCCTTCGGTCTCCGCGATTTCCTCTCTTATCTCCATGCTGTTGAAGTTGGCAAAGCCTGTCTTATCCACATTCTCGAAGCGAACCTTCAGCGTGCCGGCCTTGGCACAGCGGTAGAAGAATGTCAGATACACAGGCAGAGCCTCTTTCTGCCCCTCGTCATTGGTCGGGAACGTGGGCACATAGCGCAGGTTGCCGTGTTTCTGCAGTATGTACTTGTTGCGTATGCGTACCACCGTACGCCCCATGTCGGTGACCACGCTTGCGCCGTCGCCTTTCTTGGAGAGCACGTTGCCGTTGGCCCATATCCACTTGTTGCCGACAAGGAAGAACACGGTCTCGTTCTCGGAGTTCCATTTCTCCAGTCCCGATGTGAACGTGGGGTTGTTCAGATAGCCTTTCTCGCTCAGGAAGTCGTTCCGCACGCTGTCGATGGCACTCTGCACCTTGCCCTCCGTTATCTCCAGTTTGGTCTTGATGTCCTCGCCGGTGGAGAGCAGGAATGTGCCGCGCAGGTACACGTTGTCGGCATACAGGCCGTTGCCCTTCGGCTGGTTATCCAGTGGAAAGCGGTCGTCCTTGATGTCGTTAAGGTTGCCGAGCCTTGCACGCAGGGCGTGGTCAAAGTTCTTGGCGTTCACTCCGTCCAGCACGTCCACTCTCGGGTGGCCGTCCTCCGAGGCGGAGATGAGGACGAGGTTCTGGCGGTTCGCCGTCTCGGTGTTGCCCATAAGCACACACTCGTCGCCCTCTTCGGGCTGTGCGGTCTCAAACTCGGATTTCTCCACAAGTATGCCACCATTCGCGATGCCGGCCACTTCCACCCAGTAGGCTTTCTGCGACGTGCCGGTGAACACCTGGCAGCGCATCAGGTCGTGCGCCACGAAGGTGTTCTCCTGCTCGAAGGTGATGTGCCAGTAGTCGCCCTGCTCCCGCACCGTCTTTATCTTGCCGTTGGCCGCGCTGACGCAAATCTGTCCGCCCACGCTGCGCACCTTGTTTATCAGCAGTTCAAAGACATTCATCACGCGCCTCACGGTTATCTTGTCAACTATCAGGTGCGACAGCAGGTCCTCGTCAAGGCCGATTTGCCAGCCGTTGCCTGTCATGCCACTGCCGCCATAGTTGGCACTGCGCAACAGTTCGCGCACCACAAGGGTGAGCAAATCGGCATTGCCCTTGCCATCGACGCGCCCGTTCTCCTCCTGCCCGAACACCACGCCCTGCTCAAAGGTTATCCGTCCCTTCGTGCGGTCGTTGCGTTTCTTGCTGATGAACTCCTGCTGGCTCCGTCTTGCGGAGAAAATGTTGTTGTCGGTCGGCTGCGTGTCGTCCCACGAGCGTATGATGTCGGGCAGGACCACGCCCTCTGTCCTGGACTTAGTATAGTTCTTCAGCTCTCCGATGCTGTCGTTCACCTTGTCAAGCGCGCCTGTCTGCAGGGCGTCGCTGATTTCAAGGTCCATCTGGCTTGGCAGGTTCGCCTTGCGCGTTATCTTGGTGATACGGCTCTGCCGGTAGCCGTTCTCCGGGAAATACTTGTCGCTCACAAGCCGGACACGCCTGCCGACATGGAGCACGGCATTGTTCTCCTCCACCCACACATGGTCGGTCGGAGCCTTATAGACGCTGATGTCCTTCCAGTGCTCGGCATTGTACTTCTCCACCGCATTCAGGAACTCCTCCTCCGCTATCGGGTAGTACTCGTCGGGCATGCGCACGTTCCACAGGATATAGTGGTCGCCCACTTTGGGCACGAGCTTTCCTCCGGGCAACTGGGTGTCGTCGTCATACGGCCAGATGGTGATTATCTCGAACTCGCGTGTCTTGCTATCGAAGTTCACCTCGAAATAGTGGTCGTCATCGGTACCGAGCCCGGCAAGATCACCGTCCTGGAACGAGACGCGCTTGGTCTCGCCTGCCAGTTCATAGTCGTTGGGATCGAAGTTCAGCGTGTCGTCCCTGAAGTAGTAGATAGTGAACGCGTTGCCGTCATCGTCCTTGACATTCTCGCTGCACACACTGCTCACCTCACCGGTGCGTCTTGGATAGATGCCGCTGAACGCGTCTTTCTCGTAGTGGTCATAGATACCGTACTCGTCGGTGTGCAGTTCCACATACTGGCGGCCGCCGGGCAGCATCAGACGGCTGTGGCCGTATTTCTCCGCATCGATGTTGCGGGTGCTGCCTATCGGGAACAGGCGCGTGTAGAACTTGTTGGTGTTGTCAGTGTCACGCTCCAGGCTCGTCAGTCCGTTGCCGTACCCCAATATTATTTCCTCACCGTGCTCGCATCTGCAGATGTTCACGGTCTGCCCTTCCACCCACCACTCGGCACTGCCGCCCACTTTCTCGGCTATCTCCTTCAGCGCCTCGTCGCAGTACTTGCCCTCGTAGTCGATGACAATGAGGTCGGTGCCGTCCACCTGCCCCACCTTCCAGTCGGTGGTGTGCCCCATGCCGTTGTTGATGCACTTCACCACCATCGCCGCATGCTCTCTCGGAGTGGCGGTGAGGGTGAACACGGGCTCGGCATTGTTGTCTGTGGTCTCCAGCACGAGGAAACGCTTTATCAGGCTCTCGATACCGTAAAATTTCACGTCATACGACCACTCGCCATCGCTCTTCTGGGCAGGGGCGTATTTCTCGGTGAGCCAGTAGCGCTCGCCCTCAAAGTCCACATAGTCGTTCACATCGAGGGGTATGTGCTCGTAATGGGTGAAGGAGAGCGTCAGCACGTTGTCGCCCTGAACCTCCTTCTGCTGGGTGCTGCCGTCACCGGGCGAGATGTCCGTCCGGGCGGTGCCGTATTTGTCGTATATCGTCAGAACCATATAGGAATGCTGTTTGAATGTCATTAGATGATGGGGACAGGCTCGCGGAACTTCACCTTGAACTTGCCGGCGTTCACACCCTCCTTCCACAGGTAGGTGAGCGGTGTGAACTTGGGGCTCTCGCTGTATTTCACATGCAGGGTAAGGTCAAGCTGCGTGAATACGATGTCCAGCCAGCCGCCCTTGCCCTGTTTCAGGAAATTGATGAACGAGAAGTATTTCCGCAGCCAACCCGCCTGTGTCTTGTCATACAGGGCGAAGTTGAGCGTGATGTCCCTCGGCTCGTTTCTCGGTGTAAGCGTGGCGGAGTATTTCTCGCCCTGCTCCTCGCGTATGTTCACGGCGGTGTCCTTCTTCGTCTTGCTCGGTGTGAGTATGGCGGTGAGGTTATCCATGCCGCCACGTTTGTCCTCGACGAGGAACACGCCGTATTCTTTCCAGATGTCGGTGCCGTTCACCAGCACCAGCCCTCCAAGTATCTTGTCCATGTCATTTTACTTTTAGTCCGTCCCTTACTATTTTTCTGATGTCCTCCTTTATCTCGCCAAGATGCCCCGCGCTCGTGCCGGTGTTCTCGGCAATCCGGGCAAGGTGGCTCTCGGCAAGGTTCATGCGGTCGGCCACGGTCTCCAGACGCTCGTCCATGCTTGACCAGTGCTGCAGTCCGCTGGTGAACATGCCCTCCAGTTTTGTGCCCTGGTCCTGCGTCATGGCGGTAAAGCCTCCGGACTTCGCGCTCTGGCTGGTACCGCCCGTGTCCTCGTAGCCGGTGACCTTCGCCCACTCGTCCCTGCGTTTCAGCCCTTCCGCCACTATCTCGTCATAGCGGCGGTTGAAGTCCTCGATGTCCTTTTCCGTCAGCTCGCCGTTCTTGTCGGAGATAAGCTGTGCCCAGTCATCGTACAACTGCTTCAGCTCACCGTTGATGAGGTCTTCCATGGAATAGCTCAGCAGGGCTTTCTGCATGTCCGTGGCGAAGTCCTCGGCAAAGTCCTTGGAGGTTTTCTTCATGTCCATCAGGTTGGAGATGAAGCTGTCCTTCATGCTGTCGAAACTTATCTGGGTGATGGTCTCGCGCCAGCTGTCGGTCAGTTCCTCTATCTTTCCTGCCTGGTCCGCGTAGTCCTGCAGCTTGTCCAGCACATCATTTCCATAACCGCCCTTGCCGGTGTTCTTGATGTACTCGGCTATATCCACATTGGAGAGGAGTTTCTTCATCTCCTCCGGTGTAAGGCTCCAGATGCTGCCGTCGAAGTTCTCCTTCACGTTCTGCCTTATCCATGCCGTCTGGTCATCTGAAAAGCCGTTCCAGTAGTAGTTCCAGCTGTGGTGGTGCTTCCAGTAGCCTGCCTGTGCCTGCGCGATGCCCAGGTAGTTGGCGTTGGTCTCCTCCTGGTTGCGCTTGGCCTGCTCGTAGGCATCGGTGGCTTTCTGACCGTAGCTTTTCTCCATCACATCGGTCAGGTCCTCAATGGCGTTCTGCAGGAGTTCCGTGCGCTCGGTCAGATTCTCTATGGTCTTCTTCACCTCTTTCTCATTGCCGTTCAGACCGAAGAGGTCGTCTATGCCGAACCACCCGGCAATGCCGCTGAGCAGCCCCTGCACGATGTTGCCCACGTCCTTGATGACATCGATGATGATTTCGGGAAGTTCCTCCACCACCTTGTTTATCGTGTCGGCCACCTTGTCAAGCAGGTCGTTGATAAAGCCTTTCGGGTCATCGCCCAACGCGTCGAGTATTTGGAGTATGGCACCGACGATGCCGCCCACCTTTCCGCCCAGCTCGCCCAACGACTTGCCGATGCCGTCAGAGCCTTTGGAAAGCGAGGTGATAAGTTTGGTGATGCCGTTGGCAAAGCCGTACAGTGAGCCGTCCGACATCTCGTTCAGGTAGCTGGTGAAGTTCTTGATGCCCTGCGCCGCCGCGTTGGTGTTGTCGGTGAGGGTTTTCCGTGCCTTGTCGCTGGCCTCCTGCGCCTCGTTCTGTGATGCTGCCGTCGCATCGACCTTGCCCTGCGCTATGTCCACCGCTTTCTGTGCGATTTCCTTTGAGGCATCGTCGGTGGCATCGGCAAGGTCTTGCTGCGCCTGTTCCAAATCGGTCACGGCCTGCGTGTGGGCGTCGGTTTTCTCGCGGAGCGTGCGCACGCTGTCCTGATAGGCTTTCACGTTCTTGGCAATCGTGTCCCATATCTTGAAGTTGAAGGCGCTGGTGCTGTTGCCACCGGTCTCGTCCTTCAGTTTCGCCTGCAGGTCGGTATATACCTTCTTGTTTTCCGCCGAGAGTTTCTTGAACTCGGAGGTCTGCATGTACTCCTCTATCTTGGCGAGTGTCTCTTTCGCAACGTTTTTGAGCACGTTGCCGACACCCTCGAAAGTGGTGCTCCAGTCTATGTTCAAGGCGAGGTTCTGGGCATTGGTCTGACTGACGGCAGCATCACGCTCCTTTTCGAGCTTGCGGACTTGCCACCGCTTTTCCTCCGCCGTGCCGTCGCCCTCGTTCACCTCGCGTATCTTCTCGGCGTATTCCTTGGCGATGGCGTATTTCTGCTCCTGGAGCGTACCATACTCGCGCAGGTAGTCCACCATGGCCTGGAGCTCGTTCTTCAGGGATTCCTTGTCGATTTCCTCCAGGCCCTTGCGCTGTTCCTCCTGTGCCAGACGAAGCCGTTCCGCAAGGGCTTCACCCTGCTCCTCCGTGAGATTTCCACCCTGCGCATCGCGCCACTTGGCCTCCTGCGCCTTTATCTCGGATTCCTCTTTCTGGTAGTTGAACTTTATCTGCCGGATTCGCTTGGCACTGCCCTCAGCCATCTGGTCGATGCTTTCCTGCTCGTTCTCCTGACGGAGCCGCGCAAGTTCTTCGGCACGTTTCTGTTCGGCAGCTTTCTCACGCTCCAACTCTTTCTGCCTGTCCTTGTCACCGTTTCCACCGGTCGGTTTGTGTTCGGGCCTGGAATGGCCACCGATATTGCTGTTCTTGCCTATCTCGCCTATTTCCTTGGTCAAGTCCTCCGCCTGTTTGAGCAGGTCGTCACGGAGTTTCTCGGCATCGGCGATGGCCTGTTCCTTGTTCTTCTTGTTTTCCTCCTTGATGATGGCCGACGCATCTATCTGGCCGTTGGACTCTCCTTGCGCAAAATACAGGAGGGACTTCTTGAACCACCCCATAGAACCATCGACATCATCGGCATCGGTAGCCTTCAGCTTATTCACCTTGTCATCGGCTTCCACTGCCTTGTTGACCAGTGCCTGTGCCTTGGCCTGCAGGAAGAGCATCTGGATATAGTCAGCCGCTTTCTGCGTGAGGACATCGTACCACTCGGCAACGGTGTCGTAGTAACCGAAAGCCTCGCCGTACTTGCGGTTCAGTTCTTCGGTCTTCTTCTTTTCCTCCTCCTTACTGCCGGTGAACTCCTTCAGCTCGCGAATGGTGTTGTTTATCTCGAAACGGGTCTTTATCATCTGGGCTCTGCCATCGCTCTCCACCTCGATGAGTTCCTGCGCTTTCTGCCGTGCATCTTCCTGCGCGTCGCTGTACTTGTTGAACAGGACAATCAGACCGGTAATGACGGCAGACAAGCCCAGCGTGAGGGTCGCCATGAGTGCCGATGCTGCCGCAGTGGAAATGCCGAGTGCTACCGCCAATCTGGTATTGGCCGCCGTCAGCAGGTTCTTCATCTTCACCACCGTCACCAGACGGAACGCAGAGTCTTTGTTCAGGGTGTTGAACACCTGCTGCAGACCCATCGTGACGGCCATGACGGACTGCACCCGCGCCTGTATCTTGGCGAGATTCTCGTTCTCGGAGGCGAACAGCGACACGGCACCAGTGGCGGCGGTGAACATGCCGGACAGACCGCTGATGCCGGACATGAAACCTTGCAGGTTGGCATCATCGTTGGAGAGTATCTTGGTCTGGGTATGAAGGTCGGCAATGGTGTCGGACAGCAGAGCTGCCTTCTCCGCCATCTCGCGGTACTCTTCCGTGTCCTGCTTCCCCTCCAGTCGCATCTTGGCCATCGCGTTCTGCAACTCGCGCAACTGAATGGCCAGACGCTTGTTGCTCTCCCGGTTTTCCTCCTGCTCGCGTGTGAGGCTGGCGAGTATCAGCTTCTCTTCCTCCAACGCTTTCTTGGCGGCGTTGAGTTCGGTAAGGGCTGCGGACTGGGCGTTACCGGGAGCTGCGTTCTTGTAGGCTTTCTCCAGCTCCTTGATACAGGACGTGGTGTACTTCACCAAGTCCTTGCTCTCGGCGATACGCTCGGCAAGGGTCTTCTGCGCCACAGCCGCCGTGGTGCTGGACTCGGAGAGCTTGCCATGCTCCTTCTCTAAGTCGGACACAGCCTTTTCCGCCTGGCGGTGTTGTTTCTCCAGATAGACGAGGGTGTTCCGCTCCTCGTCCAGCACCTTACGGCAAGCCATGACATCGGCGGCGAGTTCCTTCTGGGCGGTACCGGGTTTCATGCCTGCAAGCTGCCTCTCCATACGGCTGAGGTCTGCGGCCACGCCGTCAATGACCTTGTGCTGCTCGGCTATCTTGGCGTTCACCAGCTCGGCCGCTTTCTTGGCATTATCGATGAGGGTGTCGATATGCGCGTTGGCATTGTCGATACCGTCACTCAGTTTGTCCTTCATCAGGAACTCTATCTCTACGGGCTTGCTCATGCTTTCAATTCAGTTTACTTTGGAAAAATCCTGCGATGTCTTCGGCTTCCTCCTCGGCGGTCTTTCCGCTGTCGGGCTTGCCGGCTTTCTTCTTGATGTAACGTGGGGCGTCGCACAGCATCATGATGAGGGTCTGGTAGTTCACGCCGTGGAGTATGTAGTCCACGCTCCAGCCTGTCGCGCTGGCTATCTGCCACACGAATCCGAAAGGGCTATGGGAACCTTCATACTCGGTCCTTAACTCCCCTTCTTTTCTTGGCTCAGTCTCAGCTTCATCGGATTCGTCCGTTCCGCGGATCTGATAATACTCATAAAAGGGCCTGTGCCCATCAGACGCTCGAACTGCTCGGTGGCGGCCACCTGATACCGGTACGCCACGAAGTTGCGCACGAGCCACGCGGTCAGCCCCACAAACAGATGGCGGGATATATACCCCCTGCACACGGTGTAGGCGATGATGCGCGACAGGCGCTTGCCGTGTCTGGCCATGAAACGCATCTGCTCCAGCTTGGGCAGTGTCCGCACCTCCTCTGCCGTGGTGTCCATCTCCAGATACTGCCGCCCGATTTCTATCTGTCCTGCCAATGTGGGGCGCTTCATGGTGATGCGCACCTTCAGCGGTTTCTTGCGGAACGGCAGTCGTATGTCCTTAAACGGCACGGAGACACCCCTGTCAAGGAGTGCCTCCGCCGCTTCTTTTTCGAGTGCTCGGTTCATACGCTACTCCCCTGGTTTGGTGTCGGCCACATCATAGGGAGCACTGCCGTCGTCTGGCGCGTTCACCGTCAACTGGCACTCTATCTTGGAGACTTCGGTCAGGGTGAGCTTGCCACCAAGGTTGGCCATAAGGGTGGCACTCGGTATCGTCACGGTCTGACCGCTCTTCAGCTGAATCTCACACTTGTCACGGAGTTCCACAAGGTCGGTCGGGGCTTTCCAACCGGTATAGGCTCCTTGCGTGCCGACAAGCGTTCCACCAAGGGCGAGTTGGAGGTTCTCGTAGTCCAGCTGTATGAGGTTGAACGTGGGGGCTATAGTGCCGTTCTTCGTGACAAGAGTCAGCACGGGGGCACCGGGCACCTGCTCGGCATCCACATCCACTTTCTCGGGCTTGGCTCCACCCCAGTCCCAGCTGCCCTTCTCTATATAGCCGACTGTCTTGTCACCAAACTTTACGACACCGATGCCGTACATGAATTTCTTACTTGCTGCCATATTTTTCTTGTTATGATTGTTAATACTGTGCCGGTCGCCACTCCGACAATAAAGGCGATGAGAAGCATCTTCCACGGATTTGAACTGCGTTCTTTTTCCGTTCTGGCTTCATTCTTCTGCTGCTCCAATGCTTTCTTGTAGCTCGCCATCTGGCGCTCATAGTATTCGCACTGGCGTTGCAGACTGTCGCAAGTGGCATACACCACGATGATGCCACCTTTGTTCTGCACGGTTGCGCTGGCTCGTCCGTTCTTGGCTCGGTACTCTGCCTTTTCGGGCAGGTTAGTCAGTTCCGCCAGAGGTATCTCCAGCTTGGCTTCCTCCTGTGGTACTGTCTCCGTCCATGTCTGACGAACCTCGCTCTGGAGGGTGTCCGCGGATACTTGTTTCACGCTTTCCTCCGTTGCCACGCTCGCTTTTCGGCTTGTCGCGCAGCCCGACAAGAACAGGGCAATCATCATGATGCTTGCAACTGTTCGCAGTGTCGATAGCCTTCCGAAGACGCGCCATCTCGCGTTTCGAGGCTTCGAGGTATCTTCTTGTCTCATTGAGTTCTTCCTTCAATGGTTTCACGATGTTCTCTACCAAGATACGGGTGGCATGCTCGGCGTTGTCCATACGCACCGTCTCGGCATCGGCTTCTGCCTTCATCGATTCCGCTTTCGCTTTCCTTATGGTAGCCCGCAGCGTGCATATTGCAACAATGGTAGCCACCAGACCTCCACCAAGAAGGACGTTCAGGACTTCGCTGATATTCATGCCATCCATATTTTTACTGTTGGTATATTCCTATTGACTTGAGCCACTTGGCTACATCGAAGGCTGGGCAGGCTTTATTTACGCCCGGAAGGTCGCAATGACCTACAATCTTGATCTGCGGAAAACGCTGATGGAAGTTCCGCACATAGTCGGTCATCGCCTTCAGTTGCGCAGGGGTGCGCGTGTCCTTGGGGTGCTTCATATCCTTGGTGCAGCCACCGGCATACACCACATGACGGCTCACACTGTTGTAACCCTTGGCACCGTTGGTCACTTCCCACGGATCGACCTCCGCATCTTCGTTGTTATCGACAAGGCGTTCCACCTTGCCGTCCAAGTGTATCAGGTCGGTATAGCCTACCTGCTTCCAGCCACGCCCACCCTTGCTTACTGGGTCAGTGTGCCAGTGGCGTATCTCCTTAGAGGTCACCTCACGGCCTTCAGGGGTGGCTGTGCAGTGTAGGACTAAATACTTCATTCTCGCCATTACGCTTCAGCTTTATATCCGCTGGTCAATACGACGCCTGCGTCTGTCTTCTTGAACATGCAGATGAAGTAGTGGCGGAAGTTCACCTTGTTGCGCTGGTACTCAGGGTCGTTCTCGGCAGGGCTCCAGTACATCTTGGTGGAGCCAGTAGCCTTGAACACACGCTGTGTATAGAATGCAAATGAGCAGTGGAAATCACCTGCGGTATCTCCCTTGTCGCCGACTGCCTTCTTCACTCCATTGGATGTGTAATAAGGGGTATTGGCAAATTCATAAATGTCAAAGCCGTAGAGCTTACCCACCTTGCCAGTGTTGCGGTCGATGTTGTACTGCTCCTTAAAACGCTGATCGGTCTCCAAGAGGTCGTTCACATGGTCGGTACACAATACGAGGCGACGGTTGGTGGTCGGAACGCCCAACTTGTCGAGGGCTGCCTTCATCGCAAGCAGGTCCTTGACGGTCATTTTGAGACGACCAGTAGCAGCATCACGTTCGCCGGTGGTGGTCAGCACTGGGGTCTTGGCTGTATTCTTCTGGGCGCAGAGCGCATGTGCTGCCTTGGCGAACTTGGCATCGTTGATGGCGTTTGAATGACTCTCCTTCACTCGGGCAATCTTGTCGTAGCTGATGGCGTACAACTCATCATCGGTGATTGGGGTCACCTTGGTCTGGAACTTGTCAAGCTTAATGGCGATGTCCTTGTCATCAAGTGCCTGCAAGGGGATTGGGTAGGTGGTGTTGTTGACAAGCACGTCAGGGTCAACGCCAACCTCCACCAAGTGAATCACATCATTGTCAACGATGCTTGAACTGTCGGGGATTCCATCAAGCCAAGTTCCTGCGAGAAACTCACGCAAGGACTTAACCAACTCTCCAGTCCAAATCTCCTTCAGCACGCCCTCGCGTGCCACGCCCACTGGCATTGCACCGCTCACGGCTAATGCGATGGCATTGGCACCTACTGCACCTGCCACGGGCGATACGCCCAAAGTCATACCGAACACGGCTCCTGTAAACGCATTGAACAGCAAAGCCGTAATCATGGTCAAAATTGTTTTCATTCTTTTTGTATTATTGGTTTGTACTAAAGTTCACACTCCATGCCGTACTCCTCCTTGTAGAGTCGCTTATACTCCTCGGGCTGCTCTTTGCGGAGTGTAAGGAGTTCTGCAGACGGCACATCGCTCAGTTTCTTGTATGTGGCAGGCTGCTGGGTTGGAGCTCCACCCTGGTGACCGATAACGGCACTGAGCTTCATCTGTGGCGACATGGCAGAGATGATGCGCTCCAACTTCTCCTGACCAATTTCCTTGCCGAGGTTGATGAACTCGTCCTTCTTGTCTGTGGCGATACGCTTCTCGCCGACTGCTTTCTCCACAACGGCAGTGATACTGGCAAGCGTGAGGGTCTCCTTCTCCTTCTGGAGTCTCTCGTTCTCTTGCTTAGCGACATTCAGCTCGTTGAGCTTGGCGGTGATCTCCGCATCAGTCGCCGTTTCCGGCAAGCCCAACTTCAGGGCATACTGTTTCTGTTCCATTTGTTTTTGATTATTATTGTTCAACATTGGCAAGGGACACTCGCTGTCCTTGCCGAGAGTAATCTTCTTGCCGTCCTTCTGCAGCACGATGGCATCATCATTGGCTCCAATGTCCACCAAGCTAACCTCAAACAGTTTGCTCTTGGTGACGGTAGGACTGGTCTGACCCTGCACAAGCAGTTCGGGGTCCTCACTTGTCTCCAGAATGTCAAGCCCTGCGCTCACCATCTTCAGACTGCCGAACTCATACTGCTTCTTACAGCGTGTGGATAGTTCGGATGCTTCGTCAAACATCAATTCGCCGGTCACTTCACCATCCTCCACCTTCAGGTCTTTCACATAGCCTATCACATTACCACGCTCGTGCATATACAGCAGGACGGGGTTGCGCTGATACTGCTCCACGTTCATGCCAGCTGTCAGCACTCTTGTGCCGTAGCTGTTCAGGCTATCGTTGGTTATTCTTACGCGTTTTCCTTTACTCATATCATTGTCGTTTTCTGGGCTGCATTGCCCGATTCGCAGTGCAATATTACGAGGTAATTGTCTGTCCTCCAAAAAAGTGTGCAATGGTTGCACACTTCTATGAAACCATTGCACACTTTTTTGGAGAGCCACCGAAATCGTGGCACTTTTGCAAATAAATCGGGGCGTGGTGTGCCCTGACGTAACGAACAAAAAACCTTATCAACATGACAAAGGCAGATATTGAAAAGAAGAAGTCGCTGGCACGCACGCTCTATCTCTCGGGCATGGAGCAGCAGGAGATTGCGGAGAAGGTGGACGTGTCGCGCGTCACCATATCCAAGTGGTGTACAGCCGACGGGTGGAAGGAGGCGCGTGCCGCCAAGAACATCACCCGTCCCGAACTGGTGAACAAACTGCTGCTCACCATCGACACGCTCATTACACAAGTGAATGACTCCAACGACCCCGCACTCATCGCAGGGCTGGGCGACAAGCTGGCAAAGCTCTCGTCGGTCATAGAGAAACTCGACAAGAAGGCCAACGTGGTGGATGCCATCGAGGTGTTCATGGCTTTCTCCAGATGGCTGGAGTTCCGTTCGCAGACGGACCCGGAAGTTACTCCCGAACTGATGCGTGTCATCAACAAGTACCAGGACTTGTACATCACCGAGCAGATGGGCATAAAGTAACGGAGGGCAGCCTATGGCAACAGCAGCGGAAAAGAAAAAGGCATACGAGGAATGGAAAGAGCGGTGCCGGCAGGTGCAGTCCATTACGGACACGTCGCTTCTCAAAAGCGAAACACCCGTGGAGAGGGATATGCGCATCAAGCGTCTGCTCAATAATTATGCAGCGTTCTGCGAGTATTACTTTCCACATTTCCTCCAGTTGCGCGACAAGACGACCGGCGAGGTCATACGCACCATTCACAATGCGCCGTTCCACAACGAGGCGGCACGAAAGGTACGCAACACGCCTGACCTGAAGGCGGTGTTCATGTGGCCACGCGGTCATGCCAAATCGACGCACCTTGATGTTTTCACGCCGCTCTGGTTGATGTTCCAACCGAAGCGGCTCATCAACTTTATGGTGGTCGTGGGCAAGTCGGAGGACAATGCCGACCGACTGCTCGGCGACATCCAGGCAGAGCTGGAATACAACCAACGGCTCATCGCTGACTTCGGGCAACAGAAGAATGACGGTGGCTGGCAGGAGGGCGAGTTCAAGACCAAGAGTGGTGTGAAGTTCCTTGCCTGCGGTCGCGGTCAGTCGCCCCGTGGTCTGCGCGACCGTGAGGCTCGTCCGGACTACATCGTCATCGATGACTTGGACGACGATCAGCTGTGCCGCAACGAGAAGTTGGTGCATGACCTTACGGACTGGGTGAAGGAGGCGCTCTTCGGTGCGCTTGACGTGGGGCGTGGCCGTTTCATCATGGTGGGAAACCTTATCAGCAAGAACTCGGTACTCTACAACATCTCACGCACAAAGGGCGTGTTCCTCTCCAAGATACAGGCGGTGGACCGAAACGGCGAGCCGGTATGGAAAGAGAAGTGGACGAAGGAGGAGGCACAGGCTTACCGCGACTTCGTGGGCTACCGTGCCTGGGAGAAGGAGATGATGCACAACCCTATCGTGGACGGCACCATCTTCCGTGCTGAGTGGATTCGCTACAAGCGTCTGCCCAAGCTCGAAAAGTACGACATGCTGGTGTGCTACACCGACCCGTCGTTCAAATCGACCACTTCCAACGACTACAAGGCGTGCCGCCTGTGGGGAAAGATTGGCTCGGAACTGCATCTCATCGATGCCTTCGTGCGCCAGGCTACGGTCAGCGAGATGGTGCGGTGGCTTTATGACCTCTACGAGCGCACACGCGACACGGTGGCCGTGCAGTTCTTCATGGAGGCGAACTTCATGCAGGACGTGATCCTGGACGAGTTCGCCATGGAGGGCAACCTGCGCGGCTACCAGTTGCCCATCATGCCCGACAAGCGCAAGAAGCCAGACAAAATCCAGCGCATAGAGGCGGTCAGTCCGCTTTGGGAGCGTGGCTTTGTTTTCTACAACGAGCGCAAGAAGGACGACCCCGACATGCAGGTGGGCATTGAGCAGACGTTGGCTCTGGAGCGTGGCAGCCGTGTGCACGACGATGCACCCGACGCAGACGAGGGGGCGATATGGATTCTACAGCGCAACACAAGACAGGAAAGTTTCAAACCGGTGTTCGGCAAGAGGCCGACCGCCAAAAACATTTGGTGATTATGATTCAAGTTATAAAGGACATTATCTGGGGATGGCAGTGCAAGCGTGCCATCAGAAAGGCCAACAAGCTCTCGAAGCTGCTTGGCATGAAATATTACGTGATTTACATGAACGGCTCGCTGAAGGTCGTGCCGAAACGCACCATCCGTGAACTGGTGGCGAAGCATCGCTTCCGTAAGGGTGTGAAGGTGGCTGACATTGAGCGCCGTGCCATTTATGTGACACATTAGAAAGGGGGCGCGTCATGTTTATCACGGAAGAAGATTACAGGGTGGTCATCGGCGAGAACGCGCTGAAGGTGGTGTCGCAAGCCTCGCAGGAGATACGCGACAATGCGGAACAGGAGGCGTGCGAGGAGATTGCCGGCTACCTCCGTCCGAAGTACGACACGGAGGCGGTGTTCTCGGCTGAAGGCGAAAAGCGCAACCGTCTGGTGGTGATGTATGCCGCAGACATCGCGCTCTACCACATGATTGCAGCGATGCCCCAAAAGATGGGCAGCGAGATACGCAAGGAGCGCTACGAGCGTGCGGTCAAGTGGCTGGAGGGCGTGCAAGCTGGGAAGATTATCCCCGACCTGCCGCTCGCCACCGATGAGGACGGCACACCGACAGGCGACCTGCTCATATTCGGTTCACAGCAACAATTACGACATAACTGGTAACGCTATGGATATAAAGAACTTTTTCAGCGGTATGTTCGGTGGCGGTCAGAACGTGCTGCGCACACCATACGGCGACCTGCATCTTGCCAAGTCGTCCGACCGCAAGCGTGTGAAGAAGATGGTCATCGAACTGGAGCGCACCACCGACGCGCTCACGCGCAGGGACATCGCGGACTGGCGACAGGCTTGGCAGATGGCCATCAATGTGGACAGTCCGAACCGACAACGGCTCTACGACATTTACCGGGATGTGGAGATTGACCTTCACCTTTCAGGCTGTGTGCGCCAGCGTGTGGGGTTCGTCATGGCAAAGTCATTCAAACTGGTGGATGCCAAGGGCAATGAGAACGAGGAGGCGCACCACTATTTCGACCAGTCGTGGTTCAAGCAGCTGCTCGAATATGCGCTTGCCGCCAACAACTGGGGGCACTCGCTCATTGAGCTTGGCGACCTCACCACCGACGGCGACGGCTGCGTGTGCTATACGGACGTGAAACTCATTCCCCGAAAGCATGTCATTCCGGAATACGGTCGTGTCATTCAGCAGCTCGGTCAGGACTGGACTTCGGGCATCGACTACCGCTCGGCACCATTCACGGACTGGCTCATCGAAGCCGGACGGTCTGACGACCTCGGACTGTATCTGAAGGCTGCCACGCAGACCATACCGAAGAAGAACATGCTGGCGTTCTGGGATTCTTTCGGTGAGATATTCGGTATGCCGATGCGTATCGCACGCACCACCTCACGCGACCCCAAGGAGATGGGACGGCTTGAGCAGATGCTGAAGGGTGCAGGGGCAAGCCAGTACATGGTGGCCGGACAAGACACGGAGATTGAGTTCGTGGAGAGTGGCAAGGGCGATGCCTTCAATGTCTATGACAAGCGTATCGACCGCGCGAATTCGGAACTCTCGAAGCTCATCATCGGGCAGACCATGACCATAGAGGACGGCAGCAGCCTCTCGCAGTCGGAAACGCACCTGGAGGTGTTCGAGAACTTGGTGGAGAGCGACTGCACCATGCTGCGCGACATCGTGAACAACCAGCTTATCCCACGCATGGTGAAGCATGGCTTTCCCGTCAAGGGGCTGCGCTTCGAGTGGGACGATGCGGTGGACTACACGCCGGAGCAGCAGGTGGCATACGAGACGATGATCGCCGACCGCTACGAGGTGGACCCGATGTACTTTGCGGAAAAGTACAGCATGCCTGTAGGTGAACGGCGCAACGCCACACCCATGCTCCCGGCTGGCGGTGACGATGATGACGACGAGGGCAACAAAGAGCCGGACGACAAGAACAAGAAGAAACGGCAGCAGAACATTCACGGCGGTTTTTTCGATTGAGCCCCAGTGATTACCTGGGGCTGCACCAACGCTACGCCCAGCTGTTAGGCAATGGGCCGCAGACCTTGTCGCTGTCAAAGGAGCGTGAGGAGGAGATACGCAAGCAGCTCTCCGAACTGTTCGACGGCATGATGCACACACTCTATTCGTTGGAGGGTTCGCAGTTCCGCATTGAGGTGCTGGCCGAGCCGAAAATCCAGAAGTTCATCGATGCCCATGCCGGTGTGCTGGACTCCACTTTCAAAAAGGTGGAGATGTCCGATGCCATGCGCAAGCGGCTCCAGCGGTCTGACTACATCTTCTCCGGCATGAAAACATTCCACGAGTTGAACGAGGCGTTCCCGTCCTTGCTGGATTCTAACGGCAATAGAAAGACGTTCGAAGCCTTTTTGAATGATGTTCGGAAGATAGACAACACCTACAACTCCAACTACCTCCGTGCGGAGTACAACTTCGTACAGTCGTCTGCGGAGATGGCTGCCAAGTGGGAACGGTTCTCTGAGGACGGCGACCGCTACAACCTCCAGTACCGCACGGCTGGCGATGGCAAGGTGCGCCCGGAACACGCTGCGCTTAATGGCGTGACGCTTCCGCCGTCAGACCCGTTCTGGGAGGAATATTATCCACCAAACGGATGGAACTGCCGTTGCACCGTAGTGCAGGTGCGCAAGTCCAAATATCCTGCCACGCCCCACGATGAGGCAATGGCGCTTGGCGAAGAAGCTCTTCAACGTGACACAAAGGGCATCTTCCATTTCAATCCAGGAAAGGAAGACAAGACCATACCAGACTACAACCCCTACACTATTCGTCGGTGTCGTGACTGCGATGTCGCAAATGGCAAAATCAAGCTGGCGAGATTTGTTCCAGAGAATGAGTTGTGCGAAGCGTGCAAGCTACTTCGGTGCATCAAAGATGTTCAAAATGAACACATAGAAAAGAATCGTTCCTTATATGGCAAACTCATCAAAGATGATAAATATAAAGATGTTGCCTTTGATGAAAAGAACGGGGGCTTAAAAGCCACCCATATTGGGCACAACTTAGACAAAGACAAAGGCTGGTATGAAACCACAATACAAGATGTTGGATATAAACATGGGCACTCTGTTATCTTAGAGGAAGAGCCTCAGAATGTGTATAAAGGAAAGAGTTGCGAGGGACTTTGGGATAATCTTAAATTCGAGGTCGCCGGTGCAGAAAGTGGCACATCTAATAATATTAGAAATGCTCTCAAACATTGTGCATCTAAACCAGAATCAAAAATCGCAGTTTTATTCTTCCCTAACGGTAATTTCTCAGCGGAGAACTTCCAAGCTGGTCTTGCAAAATTCAATGGTCTCCAGGGAACATCCCAGTATAAGAAGTTTGATTTGATTTACTGCATACAAGGAGAAGAGATAGTACAAATAAAAAAGCCAAGTTAGAAAACTTGGCTGGAACGAGAGCGGGTCTCTAAAGGTTACCCCATCCCTCGCATTGCAAAGGTAATAACAAATTTTCAAAACACAACAAGTTATGAACAAAATTTTCTCATTTCTAAAGAAAAGCAACCGCTACAAGCATCTTATCGGCGGTTTGCTGGTCGGTCTGTGCGCCTTGTCGCCATGGGCTGCCATCTATTCTGCCATCATCGCAGCCTCATGTCTCAAACTCAAAGACAAGCTTCACGGCTGTCCTTGGGACTGGATTGACTGGGCTTGTACAGTGCTCGGAGGCTTCATTGCAATGTTATTTTGGCTCATTGTGTAATATTCATTCATCTTTTGCACAGAGAATGAGTAACTTTGCAAACTGGTAGAGTTTCCCATAGGCCGTGTGGTCTATCGCGGGTACAACAATGCGAACGCGAATGGCGGTGTCTCGAATGCGAATGCGAATAACGATGCCTCGAATGCGAATGCGAATGTCGGCTCGCGCCTGGAAATCTAACTAATCGGCGTACAACGACGGGGACGTGTCCCTAATGTGGTGCCGAGGGAAACGAGCCACAGCAAAAGCACCTATGTCAAGGTGGAAAGCTGAAACATCAAGTGTCGGGCAATAGAGTTTGGTAGGTCGGTAACGATTCGAAGAAGTTTGGCCCGGGGAAAGGAAGGCCCTTATCTTCCATCATAAAAAGAAGACCATGCACAGAGAAGGCTATATCATGCAAGAGATAACGTCCTACGGCAATATGTCGGAGGCGTTTGACCGTGTACTGCGTGGGAAGAAGCGTAAGAAATGCCGTCAAGGACGCTATCTGCTCGCACACCGCGAGGAGGTGATTGCAGAACTGACTGCAAAACTTGCCGACGGTTCCTTTCGACTCGGCAATTATCATGAACGCATCATCTGTGAGAATGGCAAAGTAAGACACCTGCAGATTATTTCCATGTACGACCGCATCGCAGTGTATGCCGTGATGAACGTGGTGGACCAGCATCTGCATAAGCGTTTTATCAGAACGACTGGAGCAAGTATCAAGAAGCGTGGCACACATGATCTCCGCAAGTGCATGCAATTGGACATGGAACGTGACCCCGAAGGCACACGCTACTGCTACGAGTTCGACATCAAGCATTTCTATGACAATACTAAGCCTGAGTTTGTCATGTGGTGCTACCGCAGAGTATTCAAAGACAAGACCCTGCTGTCGCTCCTGGATCATTTTCTTCATCTTCTGCCGGAGGGTATCAGCTTCGGGTTGCGAAGCTCACAGGCTTCTGGCAACCTCTTGTTGTCTGAGTACCTTGACCATTATCTGAAGGACAAATACGGCATCCGCCATTTCTACCGTTATTGCGATGACGGCAGAGTGCTCTGTGGCAACAAGCAAGAAAATTGGCTGGCACACGGCATTGTACATGAGCAAGTCGAAAAAATTGACCTTGAAATCAAGAAGAACGAAAGGGTATTCCCATCAGCGCAAGGAATCGACTTCTTAGGGTATGTGACATTCAACGGATCATACTCTCTACTGCGCAAGCGTGTCAAGAAGAAATATGCAAGGAAACTACACAAAGTCAAGTCAAGAAAGAGACGGCGAGAACTGATTGCGTCATTCTACGGAATGGCCAAGCACGCTTGCTGCCGAAATTTGTTTTATAAATTAACAGGCAAAAAAATGAAATCATTTAAGGATTTGAATGTCGCTTACAAGCCGGAAGACGGCAAGAAGCGATTTGCGGGTGCGGTGGTAAGCATCCGCGAGTTGGTGAACCTGCCCATCGTGGTAAAAGACTTCGAGGTCGGAGTCAAAACCAGCCAGGGCGAAGACCGCTGTGTCGTGTCCATCGAGCAGAACGGCGAGCCGAAGAAGTTCTTCACCAACAGCGAGGAGATGAAAAACATTCTCCAGCAAGTGAGTGAAATGCCAGACGGCTTCCCATTCGAGACCACCATCAAGGCGGAAACCTTCGGCAAAGGTAGAACAAAGTACATTTTCACATGATGAACAGAGTAAACGGAGCACAAGGGGTAAAGCTGCTTGAATGCACCAACCCCGTCAAAGGGAAATGGCGCGTCCGCTGGGACGTGCATAACAACGAGGATGGATCTGCCGACTATATGGAGGCTGAGTTCAACGGAAAGCCATCTGAGGATACCATCAAGACCATGGTGTCGGAATGGTTCAACGACCGCACGAACGAGACCATACTTTCTGGCTTCGTGTGGAACGGCATGAGCGTGTGGCTCTCTAACGAGAACCAATTCAACTACAAGGTGGCATACGACTTGACTGTGCAGTCTGACGGCAAGACATTGCCAGTCACGTTCAAGTTCGGAACGGACAATGAGCCATGCTATCACACGTTCAGCACCATCGAAGAACTGACGGACTTCTATACCAAAGCCATGCAGCATATCCAGGACACACTGGCTGACGGATGGAAGAGCAAGGATAATTTCAATTTGGAGTTATACCGAGACTAAGAACAAACCCTTCGGGGGAGGGTAATAAAAAAGCCCCCGGCCTGTTAAAATAGTCGTCTCACTTACTTTTTTAACACACGTTACCATCAATAGGCACGACCGGGGGCGTAAACCCTCGCTCGCCTATTGATGGCTTTTTTATGTGTGTGCGCGATGCGCTATGTAAGTGAGACGATGCAAAAGTACTAAAAATTTCTGAGAATGAAACTAATAGAGATACTGAATTTGAACAGGGAACTGCTGATTTACCTCCAAAAGGCAGGAATCAGACTGGACGATGTGCAATATATCGACCTATTTAAGGAATACCGCACACTTTCCGCACAAGGCGAGAAGGTGTCATATATCGTAGCAAGGCTCGCCACAGAATATGCCATAAGCGAGCGCAAGGTGTACAACCTTATACGGCGTTTCAAGACTGACTGCAATCTGCTTGCAGTGTAACGTGTGCGTATGTTCATTGACTATGGGGACCGTCTTGTTACCTTTGTACCGTTTTCAAATTCAAAACGGTCATGAACAAATACCATCAAATTTTGCAGAAGGTGCTTGCCGAGGGCAAGTGCCAACAAAACAAGAAGGGGAGCATACGCTATCTGCTCAACGAGCGACTGGTGCTTTCCCCTGCTGACCTGCTCGACATATTCGAGGGGCATGGCATCGCACGAAAGAAGTTAAAGAACGAGCTGCAGCTCTTCATGCAGGGTGAACGCAATGTGGAGAAGTATCGCGAGGTCGGCATCAACTGGTGGGACTATTGCGGTGCTATTCTCGTAAACTCCTACCCCACCTATTTTGAGAAGTTGCCGCCTCTCATCGCCAAAATCAACCGCGAGAAGCGCAACAGCAAGAACTATGTGCTGTTCCTCGGCTCCACCGATGCGGAGACAAACCAGGCACCGTGTCTGTCACTCGTTCAGTTCCAGATTGAGAACGACGAATTAGTGGTGTCGGCTTACCAGCGCAGCTCGGACGCGAACCTCGGCTTGCCAGCCGACATCTACCACCTCTACCTCATGGCCCGGCAGATTGACCTCCCTTTGAAGTCCATCACGCTGAACCTTGCGAATGTGCATATCTACGAGAACAACATCGAACACACCAGGCAACTGCTCGACGGAAATGAGAACGTGAAATTTGAACTGAACGTGTAAGGCATGAGAAAACAGTATCTATCGGCACCGCTCCCTTTCGTGGGGCAGAAGCGCATGTTCGCGCGTGAGTTCATCAAGGTTCTGAAGCAATATCCGGAGGACACGGTATTCGTGGATTTGTTCGGTGGTTCGGGCTTGCTGTCACACATCACCAAGTGCCAGAAGCCGGATGCTACAATCATATACAACGACTTCGACGGCTACCGCAACCGCCTACAGCACATCCCGCAGACAAACCACCTTTTGGCTGACCTGCGCAAAATGGTGGAAACGGAGGGCATACCCAAGCACAGCTGCATCCGTGGTGAACTGCGCGACCGCATATTCGCTCGTTTGGAGCAAGAGGAACGAGAGGTCGGGTACATTGACTTCATCACCATTTCTTCCGGACTGATGTTCTCCATGAAATACAAATTGAGCATCCCCGAAATGAAGAAGGAGGCTCTATACAACAATCTCCGCAAATCAGACTATCCTACTTGTGAAGACTATCTTGAAGGTATTACAGTAGTATCATGCGACTACAAAGAGGTGTTCGCCCGATACAAAGACATGCCGAATGTTGTGTTCCTGGTTGATCCACCCTATCTATCCACCGACGTTGGCACATATAATATGTACTGGAAACTTTCCGACTACCTCGATGTGCTGACCATTCTTGCCGGTCATCACTTTATATATTTCACTTCCAACAAGTCATCCATTATTGAGCTTTGTGAATGGATGGGCAAAAACCCGACCGTGGGCAACCCATTCAAGAACTGCCACAAGGTGGAGTTCAACGCCACAGTGAACTACAGCTCGCACTACACAGACATGATGTTGTTCACCGATGCCGCCTAACGGCGTTATAATTCGATTCTGACAACATAAAAAGAGCGTTCCAAGCAATCAGCCGGGAACGCTCTTTCTGTTTGACATGGGGCAAATCAGAGCCGTTTTATGGCGACATACTGATATACCTCTATGGTCTCCACGATATCCTCGTGGTCATGGTTGGTGATGCTCTGCGCAAGGTCAAGCTCTCCAAAGGTCTCGCCCTCCAGGTTGGCAAGCCTCCTGTGGATTTTGTCGGGCAGGTCGAACACCTCCAGCGCATCTTCCCTGAACGGACTGCCCTCGCTGGAAGCGCCTGACCAGTCGGTGACGATGTGGAGGGTTATCTGTGGCTCGGCACGGTACTCCACGCCGTTCACTATCGGTTTCCACTGTATCGGGCCGAACTCCACGAACACGGCAGGTCTCTCCCACCCTTCTTCCTGCTCGATGAACTCCACGTTGCGGTTCCACAGGTCGATGTGCTTTATTTCCGCTATCGCTCCGAGTTCCCTGCAAAGGAGGTTATAAAGTTCTTTTCTCATTTTCGCTTGATTTCAAATTCCACATTAAAGTATTCGGTGATGTTCTCCTCCACGATGTCTCGGACGGCCTTTTCCACTTCGGGGGACACGCCCAGGAAACGCCTGCGCGGTATCTTGATGCTCTTGCCCTCTTTCATCAGCGCCATGTACTTCCAGAATTCGGCCTCAGTGCTCAACTGGACGGTGCGCTTGTCGTTGCGCCACTCGCCGTTCTTTTTGCGGCCGAATGCGCCTGAAGTCTCGTAATACTTTGCCCAGAAGAAGCGTTTCATCTTCTTCGTCACCCTTATCTCGCCTCCGTCGTTGTGTATGGCCGCATACGGCAGCGTGGTGAAGAACGTGATGCTGTTCTCGGTGGTTCGGCTGGATATGCTCTGGCGGAGGGTGCCGGTGTCTATCAGTATGGAACCGCCCGGCCGTGTGGGGCTTTTCCTGCGCTGCCACGCCTCGCTGAAGAAAGCCTGCCGCTCGAAGTTCCTGTCGAACTCATCGCCCATCTCCACCCTAATGTCGTTTAGGATATTGCGGATTATTTTCTGTATGTCCTGGTTCATCGTCAAAGTCGAATTTTAGAAACGTCTGTGCCTCTTGTGGCACTTCGTTCTTAGGGTCACAAGAGGCATTGAGGAGATTGTAGAAGGTACGCTCACATATACCATAAACAGGATACACGTACCTTCGCCATATCTCGCGGTTGCTGATTCCGCTTTTGGCATGTTGGTCGTATATCCTATTTATGTCGGTGACACGTTTCTGATAGCTTGCTCCTCGCCTCTTGCTCATAAAATGTTTTAGTGTCTGTCTCTTGGTTTATAGGGACGGATGTCATAGCTCATCTTTGCGCTGACGGTTACTCTGCCCGTTCCCTCACATTGGTCACATGTGCTTTCTTTGCCAGTCTCCTTGTCGTGGAGACGACCTGTACCGTAACACTTACGGCACAAGGCCACTTTCGGTTTCTTCTCCACTTCCAGTATCATACGGCATCCTCTTTCTTGGGTTCAACGTAGAATGTCTCGTCCTGCACCACTTGGATACCGCATTTGTTCATCTGAGGAACAATATTCTCCACGTCGCGGTCTGCAAGGAGTTTGTCCTTGGCTATCTCCTCGGTCTGTCGCAGATAGCCAGGCAGGAACTCTTTGACCAGCTGCAGGGCGCTTGCCCATGTGAAGCCTTTCAGGGTCTTCAGCTTAGGTGTGCCAGTACGGAAGCCGATAACGCCATGCGTCATCTCAAGGCTCTTTTTCTTGGTGAACAACTCTGCCTGGTTCTCGGTAGCATAAGCCTGGAGCGTGTCGAAGGCTTTCTCCTTCTCACCTTCCAGTTCTGCCAGCTTGTTGGCATACTTCTCGCGGATCTTGGCACACTGCAATTCAATATCTGCCGTGATTTTCGCACTCTGTGCGTCTGCCTTTGCATAGGCTCCGAACGCGTCTTCGGCTGATTCTCTTGTCACACCGGTAATGATTACTTTTTTTTCTCTTTTTGCCATTGTCGTAAACTTTTTGTTGATTATTATTTTGATTGTTTATCACTCGTCGTCTTCAGGTTCCGGCCAGTCGCCTTCTTCCAGTTCCTTGTCTATCTCGTATTCAATACACTCAAGAAATTCGATATACTGGTCTCCTTGGAGTTCTCTGTATGCGATGCCATGAATGTATTCCATCACACGCTTCACTTTCTCATTCATGCCTCACCTCCATTTCCGATTGGCATCATCATGTATTCCACTCGTGCCTGTGCTGGAGGTGTCGGTTCTTTCTTAGGTTTCAAACCTCCCTTGCGCTGGATGGAGCGGAGCTTCACCGATAGCTGCTCCAATTCCTCATTACTTAGTTGGGAGAACACCTTGCCGGCAATACGCTGATCCTGGCAAAATGCGTTGATGCGTGTCCAGTCTGTTGTATCGATGCCGAGCTTCTGCATCAACCTCAAGCACTGGCTTCGATGCTTGCGCTGTACGTCCTTGGCGGTGCGTATCAATTTGGCTGTAACACCTTCGAGCTTGTCGCACATCAAGTCGTACTCTTTACGGGTCATTTCCCTAAGCGAAGTGGTACGTCCATTGGTGAATTGGCTCACCACTCCTTCCTTGAACTCATCGCCCAGCTCCTTGGTGGCGAACTTGTAGCTCTTTTTGAGTATGCCATAGAAGCGTGCGAAATTGGTTACTTCCTGTGCCATATCTATTTCAATTTTGACAACCTTATTCTTTCACTTAACACTTTCAAATTACATTCAGGACAACACTCCCCCTCATCTTTCAATGGATGAGGATTGTTTCCATAGCCGATTTGGGGCTTACCGCAAAGGCAGCAGGTGTATTCACGAACATTATTCTCATGACCTTCAAACATCACTTTAATGCCACACGAACTGGCAACATCCAGCTCCAGTTTTGCCCCCTTGCTCAATTCCCAGCCTTGCAGCATATAGATGCAGTCACACTTCAAAAGCAGGGCAATGTCCACCCTCATGTGCTCCATCCAGTGTGCTTCCTGCGAAACACCATTTTCAAATGGGTTCACCGGCTCGTAACCTTTTATGGAGAGATAGCGTGCCGCATGGTCAAAGGTTGCCATACGCTCTTTAAGGTCGTAGTGGGCTATCGCTCCGCTGATATAAACTTTCTTCTTCATCTCAGTTTTATTTAGTTGTTAGACTTGTCATTGTAAACCTCCACGGCTTTCTCCGCCCAGATGGTGTAATATTCGCTCACGTTGCCTGAATAGCGTCCTTGGCAGTAGGCTCTGAAGCCTTGCGTTCTCACCTTCACACCGGCTGCGTATTTCAGTCTGATGGCAGGTTTGCCGATGGGTTTGCCTTTATCCTCTTGGCTGACGAAAATGAAGGTCTTGCGCTTGAAGCGGTCTATCAGTGCCCTGGTCAGTGAATATTCCCACCCTGCTTCGTAGGCGTACTGGTAACTGTCCACAATGATAAACTTGGCACTCTTGGGCTTCGCCAGACGTTCTTCCAATGCCTTGATGTCGCCATCGGTAATGAGGCGGAACGAGCCTTGAACGTCAGTCATCTTGAATTGGGCAAGCCGTCGTTGCATCGACAGGCCAACGCCCTCTTCCAAGGACACATACAACACGCTGCCTATACCGCAGAGCATCTTCGCAAACTGCATCACAAACGAACTCTTGCCGCTGGCACTTGGTCCGCTGATGAACCATGTGTCGCCCTCTTCTGGCTGACCGAACACGTCTTTCCATTGTCCTTCAAATGGTAGCGCCTTGCACTTGATATTCGCCACATCCTTGGGGCTGTATGCTCGCTTTGCCATATCACTTCTCTGTTTCGATAAGTTCTGATACAACAGCGTCCGCTATCTTGACAGCATACTTGGCAATGAGTTCGGCTGTCATTTCTTCACGATCATGGTGAAGGACTGGAGCCACAAACAATGCAGCCTTGGCCAATTCATAGCGTCGTTGTTCCCAGTCCACCTCGTTATTTCGTTGTCGGCGGTTTATTTGTATAACCGCGTCCATATATTGCATTTCCATCTTTGTCATCATACCTGCACTCTTTTTAGTTTCTCAATTTCCGTATAAACTCGTCTCAGTCCACCACCCGACTTGCGCACCAAGGTAGCAATATCCGCACCTTCTGGGGCGTTCACCTTTGCCACCACGCTCGCCTGGTCTTTCAAGAACTTCTCACGCTCCTTGCAGTCGTCGGGCGTTACCTTCGAGTAGCGGTCACCGTATCGGCTGAGCATCTCGGTATAGCCCACTTTCTTGCACTCAATGGAGCGATTGATTTTGGCTTTAAGTCCGTCCGCACCCATCATATACCAGGCGCAGCATCTTTCTGTAGCGTTCCACAAGGCTTTGAGTTCCAGAAATGCCTCATACTGCAAGTCGCCAGCCTCGTCCAAAATGATGAGTGGGGTGTCGATTGAGCGCAAGTAATAGACCAAATCCTCGTACACGTCGCTGTATCTTCCGTTGCTGCCCACACCGAACTCAGTAGCTATCTTGCGCACCAACTTCAGTTTGGTCTTCACTTGCGAGCAATCTACATAGATGGCATTGCGGTGGCACTGCACATAATAGCGTGCCGTGAATGTCTTGCCGATGTTGGGTATATCACATAGTATCGCACTCAGTCCGCTCTGTTGGCTGAACTCCAGCTGCTTGGTGATATATTCGAAGGTGGCGGTGCGTGCTGGCTTCCATTCAATGCCTCCTCTGAGGTTCACACCCAGTCTTCGGGCGATGGTTATCCAGTTGGCTTCGCTCAGTGCCTTGTCGGTCTGCCCATTCTTGATGGCGCTATATACCGAGGTGCTGATGCCCAATGAAGCAGCGTGCTTGGCATCGCTCGGATAGTTCGTGCGGTTGGTGGCTATGGCCTCCAATATCCGCTTCTTGTTCTCATTCGTTATCATGTCTCACGTTATTTTAATTGTATTCTAATATCATTCTATAAATCTGCCAACGGGTCAGAAATATGGTAGCTCACTTCCATTTCCTGCTCGCCTTCCATCGGTGGAAGTTCAAGCGGTGGCGGTGGTGCAGCCTCTTCCGAAAGTTCCGACTTGGATATGCCAACAGTTGCAATGGCGTTCTTCTTCACGTATGCGTTGAATGCTGCTATCTTCTTCTGCTGGTTCACGAATATCTCCTTGTCCTTGTCAGTCTGCTCTGCATCGGCAGTGTTGAACGTGCCCACGTCCTCGAGCTTGTCAATAAGTCGGTCGTTCTGGAAGATATAAACATCGGTCGCGTTGCCGTCCTCATCAGTCAGATAGTAGGCATCCACCTTGTAGTTGTTCGGATCGAGACGTTCCATCACCTCAGTCTTGCTCAACCACCAGTCTTTATATGCCACCCTGCAGTAGCTATTTCTGCGTATGGAGGTCTCAGTGTGCTCGCCGATGAAGCGTGCCCACACCGATTTGTCCATGGGCTGAAGCGTTGGGTTCATATTGGCTTCAAGCACTTGCCAGCGTGTCATGCCGGGGTATTTCTTTTGGTTCGGGTGGAGGGTATTGTTGAACTCCTTGATGTCGCGGATGTCGTCTGCAATCAGTTCTTCCCATGTGTAGTACTGTTTGTCTTCGTAGGTGTCATTCTTCTCGTCAAACACCTTCTTGGCCTCCGTGCGGTAGTGCCTGTCCTTGGCGTAGAAGCGTCCGATGCCAAGGTGGTTCCTATGCTCCACACGGCGTTTCTTGGCACCGTTCATCGGCTCAGCGTATTTCTCTTGGGAGTTCATCGGGGCACAGAAACGTACAAATGGGAACAATACTCCTGCCTTCAGGAAACTCTCTTTCCACTGACTCATCAAGTGGTTCTCCACCTCAACCTGCGCCGGGCAACCCCAGCCCTTGCTTTCTATCAGTCGGAACATCGAACGGAAGCAGTCGGCAACCAAGTCCACGTTCTTGTTGCGGTTGTAGGCGTAGCCCACCACGCACTGGCTTGTGACATCGTAGGCGTAGTATGCCTTCGGCCTTGCCTTGGTATCCTTCAGTTTGCGTGGGAGGTCGCGGTCATCGAATGAAATCTTTGAGAACGAGAACTCAGGCGCATGGCGATGAACGTGTGGCATCTGCTCGTGCATGAATGTGGTGTAAGAGTCAAGCGAGTGTTCAATAAACAGTCGGTTCTTGGGCTTGTTAAGATAGTTGGTGATAGTGCTTTCGCTCAGCGACTTCGGGTCACCGTTCTTGTCGGTCCACTCGCTTGCGTCGAAAAGTTCACCGGTCTCTGGATCATACACGTCCAGCTCACCGCACACAAACGAGTTGTACAATTCCCAAACATTGGTATTGAACGGCTTGTTGGGTAACACGGCTATCGACAGAATCAAACGCTCGGTGCGGTAATCCACCTTACGACTTGTCTGATTACCGAACTTTCGGCTGATGAGACACTGGTAGCCGTCTCGTTGGTACTCGTTCACCTTCTTGCGGAAGCGTAGCATACTTGCCGGCAATGTGTGCCCGGTCTTCATACGGTAGCCCTCCACAGCTTGCGACATCATGCTCCAGTCATACTTCTGGCCCATCGTCTTCTGTATCGCCTTGGCGTTGTTGTAGAGCTTGATACAAGCATTCAGCACGCTGGCATTGGTCACATACTCCTTCACATGAGCATCGGTAGCGTGGTCGTGTCCGCACTGGTTGCGCCAGTCGTTGAAATATGCGACAGCTGCCTGGTCCACCTCGTAGTTGGCATCAAGCCAGGCAAGCAACACCTCAAGCGACGGGTCTGGATAAATCTCCTTGAGTTTGTCTTGATAAGCATCGGGCAGACTGCTAACCGCGATGAGCGCATAGCCGCCTCTTCCACCACGACGCACCACCTCCATTTTCTTGCGTGCAACGAGTTGACAGTAGTTGCTATTAGTCATAACACCACCGTCCACCAATTCACGCATAGAAACGCAAAGTCTGTTATCGTGGTACTCCATACTTACTCCTCCTTATCTCAATGTTGCAGCCCAGTTCTGGATAGCAGGGATATCGCTCACCTTTACATTGTCATAGTGACGAACCACCTCACCTTTGTGATAAACATCACAACCACCATTGCCAGCTTCTTTCTCAAACTCCAGCAACACACCATTAGGCAGATACTGGCGCATATAGCCGTCAGCATCATAGAATGTTTCCTGCTCAGGTATTACGGTCATAATGATGCCACCATGCTCCATAGCCACTTTGCGAATTTTGTGCGCGAGTTCCGTGTTTCCACGCTCGCCATCAAAGCGAAGAGCATAATCAACCATGCGACCAGAGACCTTGAACAAGTTCAGAATGAACTCGCGGTCTGCTTTCTTAATGTGAATGTACCTTTTCATATCTCACTTGTTTTTACGTTATACTTATTTGTGGGATGTGGGGAGTCGAACCCCGTGGCTGTCCTACGCTCTTCGCTTTCGCTTATTCCAACTTTCCGGCCACTGCAACCGTGCCACCCCTGCGGTCTTTCCCGCTGTCATCCGAGGCTCCTCTTTACCGACTATCCTGTACGGTATTCTGAGGTTTCGTGTTATCCTGCAATCATTTTACCTCGTTTATATTCGGTCTTACGCTACATCCGTAGCAGGACATCAGCCGTCTTATCAATCTCGCCACATAACATTCTGGTGCTGTAAATACAATGCCGTCCTCTTCTGTGTAGCTGAAACTAACACCATCCATTATCAGAACCATTGCCACCTTGTGCTTCACGCTCTGCGTCTGCCACTCCTTTATTTCTGTATCGTTCATATTCTTTAATTGCAAAAATTCGTTATTCTCGACCTTTTTTCGTATCTTTGGCCGCTCGTTCAATCTTGAACACGCTGCAAAGATAAACAAGATTTCTCGACTATGCAAGAAAAAAGACAAGAAAAATCGCCAGATAAAGCAGAATATCTTGCTTTATCTGGCTCAAAAAGGGGTTTCTCCCTATGAATTTTATAAGGAATCGGGTGTTACCCGCGGTATTTTACAGCAAAACAATGGTATAAGCGAAGATAATATTGCAAGATTTCTCGCTTATGCCCCAGATGTTAGTGTCGAATGGTTAATTACTGGCAGAGGAGAGATGCTCTCAACTATGCAAGAAAAAAAACAAGAAAAATCAGATTCGGAAGAAAAATTGCCTAAAGTTTCATATAACCCAGCCATAGGCAAGCCTTATTATGATGTGGACTTCTTAGGTGGGTTCAATGAGATTGTCAACTCTCAAGTAACTATTCCGACCAACAACATCGTAATACAAGGATTTGAGAAGGCAGACTTCTGGTGTAATGTCACAGGACACTCTATGGAACCCAAAATCAACCATGGGGACATTATTGCCCTACATAAATGCACCCTGGAGGACATTCAATATGGGGAAATTTACGCTGTCGTACTTGATACATTACGCACCATCAAGATACTCCGTCGGTCATCAGATCCAAAGAAGCTGCGTTTCGTGCCTATCAATACGACAGACTATGACGAGCAAGAATATCCGGTAGAACGCATCATGAACGTATTTGAGGTTATTGGAAGCATTTCCAAGTTCTTCTAACACGAAACGTATGTCCCTCCAACGCCATTAGCCCCCGTTTGGAGGGGTGTACCCCCTCTTCCAAGGCTCATTCCTTGCAAAAAGCCTCATAAATACAAGGTTTTAGCCCGATTCGCGCCCATTTTACCAATATCACAAATGGGTAGTTTCCCCCACCCTATTCCTTAAAACTATCCTTTTCCCTCCCCCTCTATCCTACCCACGAAAACCCCGAATGTGTAATTCCTATTTCCGTATTTTGTAATTCCTATCTGTAATAGCATTTGTAATCCCATTATAGGTTTTCTGTATTCAAAGCACAAAAAAAGGAGGCCAAACGACCTCCATTCCCACGACCGCCCAAACGGCCTTTTATTTGCGTTCTAACGCCATAAAAACACCAGACTAATCATCTGCCCCACGAGAGCACGAAATAAGCGTAGATTGCTTGATTATAGCGCGTTTCGTGCATAATGTACCATTGCCTGACAGCCCGGCATGAAGCAAATAATTCTTCGTCGCACCGATCTGTTCAGCCGTCAGAACCGTATAAACCGCGGAAATGCTGCTAAAGTACCAGTCCTTCCGCCTCGTTCCATCGATATTGTGCAGCAGATGCACATGTATTACCTTTGCCATATTCTCTTGTTTTGTTTCTGCAAATATACCAAATAATCATTATATGGAATAATTTCGCAATATAAAATTTCAGAAATACCATAAAAAAGTGGCCTCAGCCACCATTCTACCCAACCCCAACACAACACCAAGCACCAACAGAAACGCAATATAACCACCCGTAAGCCCCATGTAAACCACAGGGGCCTCAACAAGCCCCAAAAGTAAACCAAATGTAAGCCTATGTAAACGCTTCGTTTTACGCCGTCATTTCAGTCACACGCGCCTAACTCATTGAAACACAAACCTCTCACACATTTTTTTAGCCGACCGACTCATATACGCTTCGTTCTGTGCCCCATAGTTAGTGCCTTATCTGCCTTTACTATGGCTTCGGTAGGTATTATCGTCAATGTCTGTTGCTTCATTTCGAAGGTCTTTCTTCCTTTGACTAAGACCTTAAACAGGTCATTTAATTCAAAATTTTCAATACTTAAACTAAGTGTTCCTTGTTTCATCTTTATCCATAAAGCCAGGATGTCGTTATACTCGTTGATACGGGTTATCAATTCATCTATATAATGATATTTGCTTTTCTTAATGTCTTCATTGTCAATATAATTATTCACTGTAAGCTTATGCGTCTCATTAATAATACGGTCGATATAAGGCATGATACCCATAACAATGAAGAGACATGCTTTCTTTACCAGATTTTGCCGTTTGTTTTCTGCCAAATGTTGTTCGTGTATATATTGTTCTTTTTCCAGCCGTTTGCGTTCATCTCCCAATGAAATAAAAGCCAGTCCGTTTTCCAATGTCCATGATATATAAGGAATTATAACCTTCATCAAAGCTTTATCATCCTTTTTCATTTTCTGTGAAGAATACAAGTTTATTTCTCCTAACGGTTGTTCTTTGTTGGGGACACTTAGAATAAACCGAGTACAACTGCCATCATACTGTATCGGTTGTTTCGTTTCATTTTCGTAAACGACAATTTGCAATAGCGATGCTCCTATCAACTGCAGAATATCTTCACCTACTGCAGTGTGCATGGCACTTATGACATCATCCACTTCATTTGCATCCGAAGGTACGGAAGCTGTAATCTTTCTGCAAATATCGAGAGTACGTTTCAACTTGGCAATATATAATGTATTGCGAACTTTCCATTGTCTGTTTAGTATCCAGAACAGCACAATCAGTACTATAATTCCGATAATGACAACA